ACCATTGACACCACTAAGAACCTCGGCATCAACGGCTATCTTGATCTGCTGTGCGGCATCCCCAGTCCACTTGTTTAAAAGGTCAATGTCGGACTGAACCTTGTCCACATCGTCCAGAAGAATGTTCCACCCACGCCCTTTGTCGATCAGCATTTCGACATCTACCGATTCGGGGCGCTGCTTGGGAAGGGTCATACCCTTCTGGTAAGCGAAGGTCGTAATGTCGGGGATGGTGCGAATGTAAACTTTGTCGCCCCCGCCCTTGATTTCATTTTCGTAATCCGTATTGCATATCGCCGTAGCGATAGCGTTCATGTAATACTTCTTGAGAATCTTTGAAGACCAAAGCTGCGGGATAAAATTACTTGTCCCGTCCTTTGTATAATCGGGATGACCTGCTACTCTATTTACACTCATGTTTTTCTCCTATATCTGGGCCACCCGTCCGCGTTTTACGTTTTTAATAAAGATTCCCCTTCAGAATGGCGGCATCAAACATTGCTTCCACCTGATGTTCGTTCTTCCCGCCCCAATCGGAGGGGTTGAATTTGTAGCGGGGATTCATGAACTTCTCGTATTGCGCTCGCGTTAAGCCCGGTTGCGCACTCTTCGTCGGGATGGCAGTACCGCCCGAACGCGGAAGGGCAACGAATTTGGTTAGTTTGTCCGTGGTGTTCCCAACTACTTCTGCTTCTTCCACGGGTGTCTGTGACGCCTTGAAGTCGAGAAAGAATTGCGATGCCGTTTTAGCATCGAGGTTTTTAGCGGCGGCTACGAGAAGTTCGAGTTTAGTAGCGTTGGTATAGGGAACTGTGGTATTAAGCCATTCCTTGAATGCCGGATCGTAATCAACTTCGCGCCAGTCTGGAACACCGAAGTTCCGCATGGCGAGGTCGAATCGTTCCTGTTTGCTTAGTTGCAGATCTTCTTTTACGCTCTTGATGTCTGCCGTTACGCCGGATTCTAATGTTTCCTTTTCCCTGCGTAATATAGACAACTTTGCCTCATAATCGTCCTTGATGTTCTGAATGACCTTGGCGAAATTGGGGTTTTCCAAAGCTAATTCTTGAAAATCCCGATCTGTCTCAACGCCATCATCTTTCGGTTTCGGTTGTGAGGCTGCGACTTTGACCGCTTCCTCAAGTTCACCTACCCTCTTGGACAATCCGGCTGCGTAATCCCGCCACTGAACTATTTCGGCACTCAGGCGTGGCACTTCCGCCCTGTATTTTCCGTCAAGGGTCTGATACTTCTGTTTCCAGTCTGTCGTATCGCTCTTGTCGGGTTCTACCGCTACCGCTGCTACCTCTTCTGAAGTTTCTTCTGCTACCGTCTCTTCCGTTGTGGAGGCCGCTTCTTCTATAGTTTTGGTATCTCCACCTTCCGCGTCGGCTGTCTCTTCGGCGGTTTTATCAGTCTCCGTTGATGCTTCGGGCTGATACATTGCCTTCCAAACGGCTTCTGCGTTTTGTTCTGCTCTTTCCAACTTCGCTTCCGTAATCATTCGATCCTCCTTGTGGGCTGTCGCCAGTCTCCACGTTTGCGGGGGCGGGTTATCCGTCTCCCCAAGTGACTCGTTTCGGGCAAAGAAAAAGGGCGCATAGTGAGTGGGTTGGCACCCAACCATGCGCCCTTGTCTTTCTTGCGTCCCTGCTACTCCCGTCGAAGCGTCAGGGAACCCGAATTTTTGCTATTTTGTGTTTCTACGACTCAAGAAAATTGCTAACGGTAACGCCGTCCAATCCGGCACCGCTGTACGTAATGTTCGCGTATATAGTGGTTTCACTCGTTATCACGGGAACGGGTATGCGGTAATTTCCGCTTGCCGAGATCGTCATAGTGAATGCGGCCAATGCCGTACCGTCCAACGATGTGTGTCTATATTTATCGGTTGCATGGAGAGATGTATTAAGAACATCGAAGGTGATAGTTATGCCGGTGTCCGTTCCCTGTGTGTATTTCACGTACAGGACAACGCCGTTTGATTGCTGCGTCCGGTATGCCAGAATAAAGGAAGGGTCTGTCCCCGTTACTGTTCCCGTCGATGATGTTAAAGTTGATGCCGCCATGCCTTATCCCTCCATGCGTTTTGCATCTTTAGCGTTTTGTTCGTATCCCTTTGCCGCCTTAATGTGTTTGAGTAATTCGGCCAACTCCAAATTACGGCCTTGATTTTTAATGGTTGTTTCTCCTATTGAGTTGTTGTTTGCTATACTTTGCGTCACCAATGAGTCCTGAATCCAGCCGACCATTTCTTTCCAGAAAGAATTGCTTTCAAGATTGATTATGGCTCTAATGACGTTGGGGGTGGGCTGAATCATAAGGCGGCTCCCGCTGCATTACCGGGCGTCGATACCTGCCCCCTCGGTCTTTCGGGGTTGAACTGTCGAACCTCAACTCCCTGTGATGGATTTCCAGCCGCATCAAGTGTCTGCGGGGATTCTTTCGGGGGCGCAGGCGGAATGACAAGTTGTTGAGCCGGAGGCAATTTTACAGGCGATTCGTCAAGGTCAATTCCCAAACCTTTCGCCACATCAAACAACATCTTCCGGCGGTTCTCCGCGCCGATGATTTGGATGTCCACGGGGTTCTGAGTCATATTCATAAACTCAGTCCGGCGCATCGCATTCTGTTCCTTCGATATTAGCGATGCCGTACCCTTCGCGGAAATATTATAGTCGCCTATCAATCCGTAAATCTCGAAGTTATCCAGTATATAGTCGTAATGCCTCTCAAGGCATGGCGTTATCAGGTCAAGGTCGATGTTCCGCACAACTGACCTTATGCCCCTCGCAGCCTGCGTGATCAACTGGCTAAGACCCGAACTTGTGCTTCCGGCACCTCCTATATCTGCATCCCCCTGCGTCCATGCAGGCACGCCTGAATGTTCGTCAGCTATCCGAGAAAAGGTATGATAGACGTTTATCAACTGCTCCGTAACCATCTGCGGTTGATAAAAATTAACCGCCTTACTTCCTGCCCCCATCTGCTCGTCGGTAGTTGGGAATACGCGCCCAGGCCATATCTTGCGTGAGGCATTAGGCTCCAGACGGTCGATGTTCAAATCGACCATCGGCAACGCACCCATGCCGATATTAGCGAGAATGTTTCTCGCACAAGCATTGCATACCTGTTGACAGTCACAGATCAACTCAGGAACAGGCGTGTACCAGAATGAATCGTTATTCGTGCGAAACCCCGTAGTAGAATACGGCTTTCTTCCCAACTGGTCATAGTTAAGCATGGCCTTGATGATATGGTTCCCTATGACCCAAACACAGACGGGGTAATCATTATCAGGGTCAGGTATATCTTCGGAAGACATTCCCCATTCGAGCAAATCTTCTCCGGGGATTTCATCCCATAACTCAAGACAGTAGATAGTCTCGGCAGGGGTAGAATCATCTTCCTTCTCACCCAACTCGCCCATACCTTCCAGCGTTTCGTAGGATAGCTCAAGCCAATCAGACTTTAATGCTCCATCCCGGTATTCCTTCAGGACAGTACGGATTTCGTCTTCCTTGAATCCCTCCACGCCGATAAGGGCATGAAGCTGACTGGGGCGAATGGAACCCACATCGAATAAGTACCCGTCGTTTATCGCCATTGACCGGGGCGAAGGGAATATGGCGAACGGTGATCTGCGGTCATATTGCGGCACGATCTTCTCGATTACCTGCTTCGTTATCTTCCCCGTTGCCGGGTCTTTTATCGATCTACGCACTCTCTCCTTGCGGAATATTGGGCCTTTGATAAATCCGTTTTTCAGGGAAACGATGTCGTCAATGGCTTGTTCCAGCGCTTTATAGAACCCGCCCTCGGTGAAATGGTCGTCAATCAGGTCTTCTAAGTCATCCGCCATATGACGAGCTTTCTTGACGATGGCGGCATGAACCTTGTCCTGTATCTCTTCGGAAGACTCCACGATCATCGCCTTCAGCGTATCCGAATTGACGGGCTGTCCCGTCTGCGCTGATTGCTGAACGACAACATTGACAAACTGCTTGACAACTCCGCTGGTGATTTTGTCTTTTACTTCGGGAGGGAGTTCAGGTACGGGGGTAGGATCAACTGCGAATATCCGCATGGCGGGCTGGATGACGATGTCTTTGATCCATGCGATAGCGTTATTGCATTTTGTGGCGGTGACGTTGAGGAATATCTCGGGTTGTTCTACAGATCGAATCTGCGCCAACTTATCTTCATCGTATTCTGCCCTTCGCTGCCGCCCATTCTTGAGCATTTGGGCTTCAACATCGATCTCGGCTTCCTGCGCCGCCGCCCACTTGTCCATAATGTCGGCAACAAGGCTGGTCTTCATCGCCTCAACCGACTTCTCGGCTTCCTGACGAATGCTATCCTGCTCAATTTGTCTTTCGGTAATTTCTACTGCGGATAAAACGGGGAGCAAGCCTGTATCCATCTACACCTCAAAAGAGTTTGGCGACGGAAAAGCCGGAAAGGGAAACCAAAACGGCGCAGATACGCCTTTTATACCCTTAGTCAAAAACGTGAAGATTCTCGGTATTTTTTATTCCCGTTTGCGATGTGTCGGCGTAAGTTTTCTTTAGTGATATTCATAATATGACATACATCATCACGGGTCATGCCACGGGACAAAAGCGTGAAGATTTCACGTTCCTTCATGGTTAGGCATGAAGATGGCGGCCACGCTATATCGTGCCCGTAAATGGGTTGACCGATAGTTAATTCTCTCTGGGGAACCTCAATATCGTTCTTGAGATGAAACTCCAACTCCGGGCAAATTGATTGACACATGCTGCTTGCGGGACAAGTACTGCAAAAGTCAGATGCCGAGCGTTTTTTTACCACCATGCCTCGATTTTAGGGACTACTTCCATACCCCCTTCTCCCTTTCTGCGGTCAAACGCCCATAAAACAACAGCCAGCGCGCGTACCGCGTATAGACTCACCTCGTCTTTCAGACTTTCCTTGGCAAAGGAGGCCAGTTGAACCCTGATTTCCGACCCAAACGGGAAGACAATTCGCCCATTCTTGACGTATTCCTTGATTTTGAGCATTGACGCCTCGAAGGAAGTCGCCTTCGTGCTGATTAACTGCGTATTGACCTGCCTTTCGCGCTTCCAGTTGGCAAAATCGCGTATATAATTGGCAAACTTCGGCTCGATATTGGTATAGATTTTGTGCATCTGATGCTTCGGCAGCAGTTCCAACGCCGCCGTGAGTTCCGAGAAGGTGGCGGCTGCCCCTTCGTTGACGATCTGCAACTTAACGCGCCCCATTTCAAACGACTCCGCCTTGCCGGGAATAGATTCAGCCAGGGTGCAATAGTAGGCAGGATACCCTCTTTCGGGCCATACAAGACCGCAGAAGGCACGATGGAGTGGTTTGTCGATCATTGGCTTAGAAACACCTTTTCATCAATTACAATGACCACCTTATGCTTCGGGCAAATTAGAAACTCCCCCGCCTTCAACCATCCTTGGGGTTGAGTAACCTCCGGGAAATACTCGCCGGGAAACACAACCTGTGTCACAACATCCACCTCGTCGCATACCGCGCAGGTTACTTTTCTCTTTCTCTCAATAAAGGCTTCTCGCATGTTACATCAACTCCGCAAACCAATAGTCCGGCGTTCCCTGTAGGCATTGCACGAAATAGTTGAAAGCATGACGATAATGGTCATCGCCTAATCGGAGGTAGATATATCGCTGTGATCCCGTTTCCTCGTCAACTTCCAGGCGCTTCGCCACGTTGTGCATATGATTTGCAAACAGCCGTATTTCGTCGGATACCCTCGGCAATATGATGTTCTGTGTGGCAATAAGATTATGCGAGGCATCTAACGTCTCTGTCCGGTTCCCCTGTACGATCAACTCCTTCTCGTTCCACTTTAGATTGCCCTTCTGAAACTCATTGTAGAAATTCAGAAAGACTCTTCCCCGATGCCGATCCGCAAAATTACGGGCAAACTTCGTGTTGGGCAAACCATCTACGACACACCTGATCACCTTGAATCGTTTCATCAGCGAATCAAGTTCCAACCAGCCGCTTTCATCGCCAGGATTCTTAGAGTCGTTTCCCTTATGCGCCCCAACGTAGATTATTTCCCCCGGCTTGACATCCCCCTTCTTACCGATTACAACATGCAGGGTGTTCCCTTGATCAACGCCCATGAATGTGCCGACTTCCGCTTCGCTACTCATCCCCTTGCTTCCGCAGCAATCCAAGACTTCCTGTACGGATAGTCTGTTCTGCGCTTCCACATGGGCCACGCCCACTTTGAGATTCATATAGTTCGTGGTATTGGTCGTAGTCAGCCACATATGCAACATCGTTTCGGGAGTAGTCGTCTTCGATTGGGAAAACAACTGCGAGAACTGTCTTCCCCTCCGCTCCTTGATCTGCGGCCTCTTGGCTACCCATTGGCCCACGGACGGATTTAATTCAGCGTGGCATTTCTCACAGCCCCTTATTACCCTGCCCTTCACCGTCACCAAGCACTCGGGAAACGTATCCACGAGGTTAGTGTAGTGATTGCACTTGGGACACTTGAGAAGCCAATACTGCATGTCTGTAGACTGCCACAACCTGTCGATCCCATAGTCGGGCATCGTGGGGTTCGACAGAAACAAACTCTCGCCTAATTCCGAATGGCCCATACGTTCATGCGCCATGTCTACGGCTTTTTGTGGAGCCTCGTCCAATTCGTCATACACGATGAAGTCAATCGGTATCCCTTTCAACCCTATCCTGCTCTGCATCCCCCTGAGGTACAGGTAACTATTCCAAATCTTCTTGATATTTGCCGAATCGGTTTCTTTGAGCCATGACCCTATCGTTTCAGGATTATCATCAATCAACGGATCTAATCGGCCTTTAGATAAATCCGTAACATCCGTTCTCGACGGGAATAGATAGAGAATCCCCCGATACTTCCCAAACCTGCTGCCATGCACGACTCTCAATAATGCCTTGCTCGTTAATCCCAACTGCGCTGCCTTGATCTCTACCTGAAATGGATGCGTATCTGCATAGGGTTCAATCAGGTATTCATGTTTTTTGAAAGAAAACGGAACCCCGTCCAAGACAACCCCATGCTTGCAGGCCCAATCACCCAAGGGCAACTTGTCGTCGGCACTCGTCTCAAAGTTCGATTCCAGCGACATAATAAGCTGATTCATTAACTCGTTTTTGCGTGCTTGATTGGTCATCTCAGTTAATCTTCACCAGACCCCGTAAACTGCGCCGTTCCTTCAACCGGGCAATCACCATGTTCCTGACGTTAGGATCAACACCTTTCAGAACATCCAGAATTTCTTGCTGAAACTCCGTAACCATGTGGACATTGTAAATCGTCTCAAATATCTTTACCTGAAACTCAAGCTGCTTCCGCACCTCGCCGGAAATGCTGATAAGATTGCTCTGTAACTTCAAAATCCCGGCGATGTTGTCCCCGGCCATCTGCTTCAACTTCTTAACTAATGCCGTGTTTGTCGGATCGTGCCGCACCTGATCCTCCACAACTTCCCGTTGCCTCACCATCTCGTCTTCCCGGTCTATCAACCGCCGGCATCGGTTCAACTCGTCAAGAATATGGTCATTTATGGCCCTTAACTGCGCAATGACGTCAATGTGATCCCTGGAGATTTCCGCCTTTTCCACCTGGGGAACCGCCGCTAAGTTTCTCTTGATCCGCTTCTCCATCCCCCCAACAGCGCCACTACTCACCCC